AAATTTTATTCCATTATGTTCTGCCAAAGCTTTTGCCTCGTCAATATCATTTTGATTGTATTTAAAAACGATATATTTCCACACAGGAGTTAACCCATAGTTTAATGCAAGTTTCATCATATCAAACAAATGTTTGCCGTCTTGGTTTATTCTATATTTATGACTGTCTTGTGGAAGTCCATCAATACCAAAAATCCACTTTGCATTTACGTTAGCCTTAAATGCTTCTGTGTACCTAGTTGAAGATTTGTGTGATGCAGCAGTGTGCAAGATAGTCTTTTTATTTTTTTCATAAGTTAGTTTGAGAAAGTCTATTAAATTTGTAGCAAAAATAGGATCAGAAATGTTTCCTATAAGATGTATGCTATCATAATATTCTACAACCTTTTCAAAGTCAGATACCGACATATCACCACCTAAAAATGGTAAATTATTTGCCAGTAAATATTTTCTTTCACATTTAGGGCATTCTAGGTTGCATCTAATAGATGTTTCTATATTGATAGACTTACGTTCATCATACACACTACTCATCCACTCCTTGGAAGAATGAAGTTGTTTCATTAAATCCAAAGTCATCATCAGCATCAGCTGTACTAGGATTGGGTGTAACAACAAGCCTCTGTTCCCGTGTAGGAATATTTGTCTTAATATCTGTAAACTGATCAACTTGTACAGTCTTAATAATTGACTGCGAAGTAACTGGGCCATATAGATAGAATTTTGCAGTGAAACTTAAAGTATAGATCAAAGCTCGTCTGGATGTAAAATCTCCAGCATAATCGTCTTCATATGATATACTATTTAATACGATAGGAACATCTCGTTTAATTCCCATCTCCGCCATATCATTAAGAGTAAGAGTATACTCAGGTTGGAAGTATGGTAAAATTTGTTCAACAATCTGCAAAGCATCATCAGAATTTTTTGCAAGAACATATAACTCAAATCCAACATTATATGGAACAGGCATATACTGTGTTTCAAGTTGCTTAGAATTTCCACTCTTAGTCTTTTTGAATTTTTGAATACGATTTAGTTTTCTAGTAGAATCATAGGTAAGACCGTTAATCTCAAAACCAATTCTAGGTAGAGTTACTGCAACTTGTTTTGTCAAGTCAGGGTCTTCAGCTAGTCGAACCAAAAACTTTTGCCGAGGCCCATATGCTAATGGCACCTTCATAGACTGAACTACTTTACCATCGCTGTCTTTACGAACTAATGATATATTATTAAACATTGTACCAAATGCGACAACCACTTTTCTGATTGTCTCATGATAATATTGTGTACCTAACATTAACCTAAACTCCCTGCATCACCAAATGGATTAGATTCTGTAAAATCTAAAACTGTATCATCTAGTCTATCGAATAACTCATTTTGAGCTGACGGATCAACGTCAGTAGATAATCTACTACCTTCTCCTATTATATAGTCTTCTTGTAACAACCACTCACCAGTTTCAAGTAATAAGCTCTCACCAACTGAAGTTGAGTCATCCTCAAATATTATGTTATCAAACACATTTGAGAAGGGTGAATTCTCTTGTTCCTGTAACAACAGGCCTCTAGTTGTGAATGTATCATGTATACGAATAGTTTCATTAACAGACGAAGACTGTTCCAATGTAACTTGATATAATAACGTATCTACAGACAACGCATCTTCAATTGCATCAATAGCTGAAATACCAGTATCCAAAGCTTCCGAACTGTAATCGAATGTGCGACACTGTAATTTGTAAACTGGATTATTATCTAATTGATTGAACGGGGCATCATGATCTACAAAATTAACTTGAAACAATTTTTTAAGTATTGGGTGAAAAACTAAATCACCTTCTAATGGCCTATCTGAATCTGTTGCATCAGTTTCGTTAAGAAGATAAAAATCAGTTCCTTCAAATACAACAGAATTTCCTGTCTGGCTTATAGTTGCAGTCTCCATGAGAATAGAACCACCCGAAGCTGTATCTGTTGCGTCTTCAATAGTGAATTGTTTTGTTAATTCTTGAAATCTATGTTTTGCAACTACAAATGTAATCTCACTCAGATTTTCCAATCCAAATTTAGACATAAGTTCTTTCTCACCAGCATACCCACCACTAGTGTCCTCAACATACATTTCAATTTTTGCAGAGTTCCTAAATTTAGAAAGTGTGTCCTCTCCAAACATGTTGTCTTCTGCAACAAGTGTTCTATCAATATAATGAACATCATGCCCATAAATCTGGATTACTTCAGCAATCAAGTTTTTATAAAGATTTTGTTCAGTTGCGAGAGCAGCAACATTGTTCGTGTGGAATGCTGAATTTACTGCCATGAGACTATCCTATCATACCATTAACAGGCAATTCAAAGTGCAATTGAATCTGATCCTCCAACTTAGTAATTTCATCTAAAGCTTGAGAGAAAATATCTGCACCATTCATTGTAACTCCACCAAGCATTTCTACTCCACTAAACTTAGATAGGTTTGCTCCCCATTGTCTTTTAATAAGAGCTGATGTATATTTTTTAAGATACATGTCGTTGAAAATGTCTGGGAATTGTGTTGGATCAAGCTTTCTATAACATTCAATAATTATATATTCACCTACACTAACAGAATTACTCCAATCCATATCTAGATAAAGTCTCTGTTGATGTTGATTGAAACGAATTGGAATTTCACCTACAAGGATGTGTTCTAAAAAGTCTAGGTGTTGAAGTGTCATCTGATATTCCATAATAGAGGATGACGAAAAATCGTATAGGTCATTCAGTCGGAGCTGATATCTAATATCAAACATATCGCCGCCAGTACTGTCTGTGAAAGGAAATACTTGTACAACGGAAATAACTGCATCTGGTGTAGGAATATACCCTGCACCATCTAACCATGTAGCAGATACAGAATCATCAACGGTATCTGTTGCAGATGAACTAAGATTTGTTTTTGCTCTATCAATTTCATCTTGTGTAATTTGATGTTTAAGGTATACTCTTTCAATTCCATCGTAATGATATTCTGCAAAATACTGAAGAGCTTCATCAATACGGTCATCAATCTGATCTTCTGATACGTTAATATCAATTACACCATGCCCAAGTGACCTAAGACAGTAGAATTTAAATGTTTCTCTTGTTGTTGGGATTGCCATTATGTCACTCCTTTGTCCTATATTTATAAGTATTTAGATGCCACACAATTGGGTCCATACTGTCCATCATCAAACCAATCACTTTTTTTAACAAAACCTACCTTTTCGTAAGCAGGAAGAGCTGATTGTCTTGGAACCGTCCACAACCAAGTTGCTCCACGTTTACTTACAAACTCAGATGTATGAGTTAGAATTTTAAATGAAAGACCTTTTCGTCGATGATTAGGAGAAGTCCAAAGACCTCTAGAACGCCAATAACGATCTTCCTTATAGCTAAATGGATGACTAGATGAAGTTATAAAGCAGCTGTTAACACAAACTAGCTCTTTATTAATTCTAATACCAAAGAACTGTGGGATTGTGTTTTCTGACTTTGGTATCCCCCCCTTCTTTAATACGGTTGTGAATAAATACGGCTCCATCGTTAGTGTCCAATTATTAGTTTGTTTCACTCCACCTTTCTTTTCTGGCCATAAATGTTGTTCCCATACTTCTTTAATATCTTCCCACTCTATCTCTTCAACTTTATACATAATTTTTAAACCCCTTCCACTCATGTGGTTTATTAAATCTATGAGAAAAGTGGACGCATTTTATGTCAGGATGAAACTCATCTCCTAAAAATACATAATCATTACCAGTTATTTTTCTATATTTTCTTGTTAGCTGAACGTTAAACTTCATTATACTCTTACCGTATATAATGTCTTCCCCTGTTACCCAACGAGTAAACCACTCAGGGGGAAGAACTTTTAACTTTAATTTCTCCTTAACAGAATCCTCAACAAAATACTGTTCTCCATTAACAGGCCCGTTTGTTGTTCCATTCAAGATATAATAACTCTGCCAGTGTTTATAATCTTTCATAAATTTATCATAGATATACTGGCAGTCCGTAGGGTAATATTTAAAAAACCCTCCATTGATTTGATATCCTTCTTTATCTGTATCTCTCCACCACCCAGGCATTGCAGCAAATTCACCACGTTCAATAGGAAATTCAAATATTTTCTTGTAGTCATTAATAAGTAACATGTCAATATCAATAACACAAACAGGCTCATCAATGCCCGTATTCATGGCATACATCTTATTCCATTGAAGTACAACTTCTGGATTATATGGTTCTCGAATCCAAACCATCTCGTAGTCCGAAAGTTTTTTCTCTAAGTATGTTTCATATTCGGGCCCATACTTTTCGCCTATTCTAACTGCAAATATCTTCATGGTGCGTAAGGAAAAATCATTTTTGATTTTATCATGTCCATAGGTTGTACTCCAAAGTATTTATTCGGTTTCCAATCAATGCCGTCTTTTTCAAACCAAGGAATGAATGCAGCAACAATGTGAATTCTTGGTTTAGTTCCACCACCAGTATCCCTAACTCTATGTTTTATTCTTGTATTCCACATATAAGCTTTACCCACTTCTAAATGTTTTGTTAGTGTCAAAGAATTGTCATAGTCATCTGTTCCATCAATCTCTAAAATATAAGATGGTTCTGTAACCAGTGGAATATTAAATCTTATCGCACTCCACAAAACTTCATCTATATGCCAAGACTGTTCGTGGCCAGGATAAGCCCACATAACTCTTGATCTTGTTGGTAGTAAATCCACACTATCTAAAAGTTTACCATAATGTTTTTTGACTACTGGATGAACTGTGGAAAATCCATATGTGTCATAATAAGTATCTCTGTCAGTTTCCCAAGGCGGGTTTGGATTATTTATTCGAGAATAAGCCCAGTTTAATTCTGGATGGCCAAGACTTGCGTGTGGACCTTGTAAATGTTCATCACCGTTTGGATTCATACAAATACTAAACCCTTTGTATTTCTTTGACTCTTTGTTATCTCTTTGCCATCCTTTGATACCACCAATCTCATCCACAATTTTTAAGGTTTGTTTATACAACTCATTTGCAGTTGGCAAACCTAATTCTTCCAAGGTAAACTCTAGAAAGTTTACATCTAATTTTTCTTTGTAGTAATCAAAAGCATTATATTTTTCATTTAGTTCTGTAAATTTATCTGTTAACATATTTGTCTTTCGTTGGTCTTGTGCCTCTAAGGTAATAATATTCAGTGTGTTTTTCTAGAGTATCAATTAACTTATCGAAACTCTTCAATAAGTAAGGAAAGTCATAACACACATGGGATGTGTGGTATCCATATATGTTGCTTATATCCATAAACACTTTTTTATTTTTAATTTTTTCAATGAACCACTCCGGCTCCATGTCAATTCCACAAATAATATCCCATACTTTATATTCTATATCATATTTTTTATACATTTTTTCTTGAAGAGTTCTTAGCTCCTCATGAGTCCCAAAAGATTCGGTTCTTTTGTTGAGTGCATCCCTATGGTCTTTGTTTGTAGTAAAACCATTAATGGCAATAATTTGATCAGAATTTTTGGCATACAATAATATATCATCCATAGACATATTCATCTCAACTATGTTTTGTTTTATCTCTACATTTTCACTACAGTAATCATAGAATACAATATCACCATCAAAGTCTAATTTCTCTGCGAACACTTCACCAGTGTATCCAGCTGTTGGGGTCATTATCAAATCAAATGATTTGTCTGGCAGCCTTCCCAAAGATTCTGTATTCTCTGCATAAAACACCTCGTACATTCTTGTAAACAAAACTTGAAAATATGGATCACTTTTGTTTATTTCCTCACGCCATCCCATCTTCTTTGAATCAATCAACTCCCAGTTTTTATTTTGCATATCTCTACGTTCAGTCATATGACCATATGCCCAAGCTTTGTTTCTTCGTTCATTAATTGGAAAATTTGTGATAGTAGGAAGTTTATGGGGGGTCATCCATGAAGGAGTGTAGTCATCATGAAAATTATCTTCTGCTCTTATAAAATTATCCCACTTCCCTCTTATATTTGGTTTACCCAACAACCTCCATTTTTTAAGATTGAGTTCAATATGCTGGTGATGAATGAAGGCCTTCTCATTAGGTTTTGTAATGATGTGACCTCGACAAAATTCACCCGTCTTTGTCCAGTTATAAAATCTCTGAATTGCAGTTATAGGACAAACCATATCAAACACCATACCAGCTGATACAATCATGGCATGAGTGTATTTGTCACAGGTATCCAATACATCATTCAATTCAGTTAAGTAACAAATTTTTTGATCATGACCAGTTCCAGCTCCAGTAACACCACCAGAAGTTTGCAGTAGTGTTGTCTGTAATTGTTTCTCTGACGCAAAATCCCATTGCAATGTTACATAAGGGGGAGCCTTCTTGTTTGGATACACAATAATAAAAACAAGATGTTCAAATCCTTTTTTGGATTTTATCTTGTCTGTATGTTTTAACCAAAGATTTTTGAAATCGTCAAAGCTTTTCATAGTAAGGTTTCCATTCGGGGAACACATCAGTCAAACAGGTTCCTCTATACTTATCACGCTTTGCAACGTCCTCAATCATTCTATCGTGTAATCTTTGATCAAACGGTGTCTCTGTCAGATAACTTATTAATTTCATAAAAGTTTTACTATGTCGTGGTTTGCTCTCATTATAAATTTTGTCGATATAAAATTCTCTGATGTCTTCAGGCACAGTAGCAATGGTATAAAGATTATCTCCACCAATAACTAAACTACCTGTTGCAAAATTATTATACACCTCTGGTTCAATACTTCTAAGTTCGTCTACACCATCAGCAACTTCATGCAAATACCCAACATTGAGAGAACTGACACAAGTTGCAAACAATATTTTAGTTCTGGGCAGTTTTGCAAATCTTTTAACATTCTCCATAATCTTTGGCCACTTGGAAGGAAAACGAATATAATTATTCTTATCCCCCCAACACTCAACAGAAACATTTATTTGACAATCTTTGAAGTGTTGAACATATTCAAATACATCTCCCAGTTTACCCATCTTAGGAGTTAACGTTGCATTGGTAGTCATAACAAGCCGCATTTGTTTTGATACACCCATATCAATTGCATGATCCATCATTTCATAATTTTGTGGAAGTGCAAGTGTCTCGCCTCCAACAAGTTTCAACTCAATAAGATTTTTCAATACGTCTGTGTATTGATTCATATCATCTTCTTCGTTGACCCAAGTTCTTCCGGCAAGCCAATGACTTGTCATTCCTTTACCTTCAGTTATACCAATCGCCTCATTTTCTTTTGCATAGGTTGACGAATTAAATGGTCCACACATATTACACTTTAGGTTGCAGAAATTATTAGGTGCGTTGTACTCCATAGTCAGATAAAATGGTTCACTGTGGTCTGTATCAATATACTCTTCAAGTGCAGTGGTGTGTTCTCTATACTCTCCATGTTCCTCATCAAACTTGTCAGCATACATCAACCTATGACTTTCAGTTTTTGAATGTTTCTCTTGCTCTTTGCAAACCAGACAAAACTTTTCTGTTAGCGG